CGTCGAATATTGCAGGCGATTCTGCGGATGTTTCGGGAGTGGCGATACCTTATACTATTCCCAACCCACTACAAATAGTCGCATTGACTCCCGGTAATTCGTATATTGATGTTTCTTACGCGGACCCATCCTTTAATGGCGGACGGCCGATTCTCGGCTACCGATACTCGTTGGACGGAACATACTATACTATCATGGATGCGAATCCATACCGTATTACAGGACTCCAAAATGGGGCGACGGTTGCGGTTTGGATAGATTGTTCGAACATTGCCGGTGATTCGGCGGATGTTTCGGGAGTGGAAATACCCTATACCGTTCCAGACCCACCTATCCTCGTTTCATTAACTCCGCGCGATTCGTCCATTGATGTTTTGTATGCTGACCCATCCTTTAATGGCGGCCGACCGATTCTGGGCTACCGCTATTCAATCAACGGCGCAAATTATTCGGACATGACCACTAATCCATTCCTGATTTCCGGTCTCGCGAACGGGCATGAAACATCTGTCTGGATTCGTACGTACAACGCTGCCGGCGATTCGACAGACACGTCGGGTTCAGCAATACCATTTACTGTTCCGGATCCTGTGACGGCATTGGTATTGACTCCAGGTAACGCGTCGATTACAGTTGAATATACCGACCCATCATTCAACGGTGGTCGACCTATAACCGAATATCGGTATTCGCTGGACGGAATCTATTACTCGACCATGCCGACCAATCCATACACGATTACTGGACTTCAAAACGGTGTTCCAACTGCAGTGTGGGTCGATGCTTCCAACGAAGCCGGCGATTCCATCGATGTTTCTGGAGTCGAAACGCCTTACACTGTTCCCGACCCAGTTCGGATTGTGTCGTTGATACCCGGCAACGCGCAATTAGAACTGACCTACGAGGACCCATCGTTCAATGGCGGCAGACAGATTCAAGGGTATAGCTATTCGTTGGATGGAACAACGTACTTGCCACTCTCGTCAAATCCGTATACTATACCGAATCTCCAGAACGGCGAGACAACATCCGTTTGGGTAAAAACATTCAACATTGCTGGATATTCCGCCGATGCATCGGCGTCGGAAATACCGTACACTGTTCCGGATATACCTACGCTTGTTTCACTGACTCCCGGTGTGTCCAGTATTACCGTATCATATGCGGATGCGTCGTTCAATGGAGGCAGACCAATCATCGGCTATCGATATTCATTTGATGGAATAACCTACTCTCTCATGCCAACGAACCCATACACCATCGAAGATATTCCAAATGGTCAAACAACGGCGGTCTGGATAGATTGCTCCAACATTGCGGGTTATTCAGGCGATGTCTCGGGAACAGCAATACCGTATACCATTCCCGAACCACTCACACTGATTTCACTGATACCCGGAAACGGTACGATACAAGTATCATATGCCGACCCCCTATTTGATGGAGGAAGACCGATAACAGAATACCGCTACTCGTTGGACAGAATAACGTATTCCAACATGACCACCAACCCATATACAATTGAGGGCCTACAGAATGGCCAATCTACCACGGTATGGTTTGATTGTGTCAATCTCGCGGGAAATTCCGACGACGTTTCTGGAACAGAAATACCATACACAGTTCCGGATAAGCCGATTATCGAAGCGTTGATACCCGGAAATACATACATTGATGTGTCTTTTTCGGAGGCACCGTTCAATGGCGGTCGTCCAGTATCGTCCTTCGAATATTCGACTGACCAGGTCAGCTATTCCGTCATGAACGCCAGCCCGTATCGCGTTTTTGGTTTGACCAACGGCCAATCCGCTACCATCTGGATTCGTAGTATAAATCTTGCTGGATATTCCGCGGATACTTCCGGTTCCGAAATTCCCTATACTACCCCCTACACTCCCTTTATCATTTCACTGACTCCTGGTGATGGAACAATTCTCGTCAACTATACCGAATCACCGTTCGACGGCGGAAGACCCATCCTCGGCTACGAGTATTCATTTACTGGGGCGGAATATGTTCCAGCGGGTCCCAGTCCATTCCTCATTACCAATGTACAAAATGGCCAACGCATCGATGTGTGGTTGCGCTCCTATAACATCGCAGGCGGCTCTCCAAGTTCGATTTCATTCACTATACCCTACCGTATCCCTGACTCGCCCACTTTGGTTTCACTGACTCCTGGCGACACGTATATAGTGGTATCATATTTGGCGCCGGTATTTAACGGCGGACGCCCAATTACCGAATACCGGTATTCCACAAACCAAACCGATTACTACCCAATGAGCGCAAGCCCATACACAATTACAAACTTACAAAACGGCCTACTTACTACGGTATGGATAGACGCGGTGAATGCTGCCGGCAATTCTGCAGATGCGTCTGATTCGACTATACCCTACCGTATCCCTGACTCGCCCAATTTGATTTCGCTTACTCCCGGTAATCAATTCATCGACGTCTCCTACAGCGCACCATTATTCAACGGCGGGAACGAACTCATTGGATATCGATATACTCTCAATCAATCCACCTATTATATCCTCGGACCCAGCCCATACCGCATCACCGGGCTAACCAACGGACAAAACACCACAGTATGGATTGATGTATCGAACGCAGCAGGGTATTCCGACCAAGTGTATGCGTCGACCACTCCCTATACTTTACCCGGACCACCTCAATTGTATTCCCTTGTTCCCGATAATACAACCATACAAGTCAACTTCGATTATCCACTGGATGACGGAGGAAACGCAATTATCGGATACCGATACTCCATCGACGAAGGCAATACCTACGTTGATATGGGAACACAACCTGGCGCCTATACCATAACCGGTTTAACCAATGGCCAAACCTATGTGGTCCAAATCGACGCATCCAACGCTGCCGGATATTCCATCGATGTATCGTTAGCCGAAATTCCCTACACCGTTCCGCTCGCGCCGCGTTTAGAGGTGTTGATTCCAGGCAACGGATTCTTGGATATCTCATTTGATGCGCCAGCGTTCGATGGCGGCCGACCTTTGTTGGAATACCGATTCGCGTTGGATGACAACCAAACATACGATTATTTAGCACAAACACCGGGAGTCTATCGGATTTCGAATCTTGAAAATGGACAATCCTATGTGGTTCGACTGAATGTCTCGAATATTGCGGGGTATTCCGCCGATGCATCTTTAGCCGAAATTCCATTCACCATTCCGCTCGCGCCGCGTTTCGAATCCTTGACTCCCGGAAACGGTTTCTTGGATGCGTCCTTTGACGCACCATCTTTCAATGGTGGCAGACCGGTAATCGGATACCGTTATTCTTTGGATGGAGGACAAACATACACCTATTTAGGCGAAACAACGGGAGTCTATCGGATTCCGAATCTAAACAACGGTCAATCATATGTAGTCCAAATCGACGCATCCAACGTGGCTGGTTATTCTATCGATGTATCTTTAGCCGAAATACCCTTCACTATTCCTCTTTCTCCACGGTTGGAATCCTTGACTCCCGGAAACGAGTTCTTGGATGTCTCGTTTGATGCACCATCTTTCAATGGTGGTAGACCAGTGTTCGGATACCGGTATTCGTTGGACGGTGGACAAACATACAATTATTTAGGCGAAACATCGGGAGTCTATCGGATTTCCAATCTTGAAAATGGACAATCTTATGTGGTCCAAATCGACGCATCCAACGCGGCCGGTTATTCTATCGATGTTTCGTTGGCCGAGATTCCATTCACCGTTCCTCAAACCCCGCAGTTAGATACTGTCGATTCCGGAAATGGAACATTGACTCTCAATTATTCCCCGCCAAATTTCGACGGAGGCAGACCGGTGTTAGGATACCGTTATCAGTTGGATTCAGACCCCCCGGTAGATATTGGGTTAACCGTAGGACAATACACTATTACGGGTTTAACCAATGGGCAAAGGTATTCGGTTCTCATGGACGCGTCGAATATAGGCGGATACTCTGGAAAATCGGGAACATACGCAACACCATACGCTAAGTCTACTCCGCCACGGCTTTTCGCGTTGATACCTTCCAATAGACAAATTGACATATCGTTTGGCTATCCCACAAACGACGGCGGGTCAACTATAAGCGATTTCCGATACTCCATTGATGGAGGAGAAACATACACATCAATGGGCTCTCGGCCATTGGTATATTCCATTCGCGAGCTAACCAATGGTCAACTCTATGTTGTCCAGATAAACGCCGGAAACGACGCTGGGTATTCGACCGATGTGTCTTTGGCCATGATACCATATACCACTCCCGACCCACCCCAGTTGTTCGCGTTGATTCCGCACTCCGAACAAATCGACATTTCATTTGGTTCGCCACTGTTCAACGGTGGAAACGCGGTAATCGGATACCGCTATTCGGTCGACGGTGGAGAGTATATCCCCATTGGAACTGAACCGGGTGTCTATACAGTGAGCGGATTGACAAATGGAATATCGTATAGTATTCGGGTCGACGCGTCGAACAACGCAGGATATTCTGTTGCAAGTACGGCACTCTCGATGATACCATACACGGTTCCAAACCCTCCACAAATCTTTTCACAAACGGCCGGTTTCGGGACAATTGGATTCTCGTTTGGAACGCCACTTTTCGATGGCGGGAATGCAGTGATTGGTTATAGATATTCAATTAATGACGGAGACACATACACGGATATCGGAGCACAACCGGGAGACTATACCATTCCCGATTTGGAGAATGGTGAATCATATACGGTTTGGCTGGAAGCGTACAATTTGGCAGGATACTCGACTCCAGCAACGTTCACGGATATACCATATACGACTCCCGACCCACCCCGATTGTTCGCGTTGATTCCTGGAAATGGTTATATCGATATTTCGTTTGGGTCGCCTCTGTTCGACGGTGGACGCGAAGTGGTGGGATACCAGTATTCCGTCGACGCAGGTGATTATGTCGAGATGCCCATTGACCGTCGTGTTCCTGGTTTAGAAAATGGCAGGCAATACCTCATTCGTGTTCGTGCGTATAATATCGCAGGCGCATCGGGTTATGTTGAGGCAAGTGAAACACCCTACACGGTTCCGAATACACCGACTATTATACAAATCGAACCATTAAACCAGTCTGCGTTGCTGACACTGGGACTACCTGGGTTTGACGGTGGACGACCCATTCTTGGATACCGATACTTGCTCGACAACGATGTCAATTATACCGAAATGCCCGACCCACCGCTCATTCAGAACCTAATCAACGGCACAACGTATACGATTTATGTGGTGGCTTATAACATCGCAGGCAATTCCGGATCCACAAGTTCGTCGTTTATTCCATACAGAAATGCTCAACCTCCGCAATTCTTTGCGTTGATTCCCGGAAACCAGACTCTCGATGTGTCGTTTGGCTATCCTCTCAGCGATGGCGGAAACGCGGTGACCGATTACCGATACTCGACCGATGGCGGTAATACATACACCTCCATGGGAAGCGTACCTGGAATATACACCATTCGCGACCTAACCAATGGAACCCCGTATGTAGTCCAAATTGACGCGGTCAACTCTGCTGGCGATTCCACCGACGTTTCGCTCTCGGCGATTCCCTACACGACTCCCGAACCACCACAATTGATTTCTATTGTTGCCGGAAATACAGTGGTCGATGTGTCATTCGGATATCCTCTTTCGGACGGAGGGAATACAGTGGTCGAATATAGGTATTCCGTGGATGGAGGACAAACATACACCTCGATGGGAACCGAGCCAGGAGCATACACGATACAAGATTTAGACAATGGAACAGAATACGTCGTTCGATTGAGTGCGGGCAATGCCGCTGGGTATTCCACCGTCGATACTCTCGCCACCGTTGTCCCTTATTTTGTTCCAAGCGCGCCCAGGTTAGACCCACTTATACCAGGAAACCAGAATATTACGGTTTCATTCCGAGAGCCCATATTCGACGGAGGCCGGCCGGTAATTGGATACCGTTATTCCATCGATGGCGGAGACACGTATTCGATTATTGGCGATACGCCGACCACATTTACTATTTCCAATGTAGACAATGGTCGAGAGTATGTGGTCCAAATTGACGCGTCCAATGTCGCAGGATATTCAGCAGATGTTTCCTTGGCAACTATACCGTATACTTATCCCGACCCACCGCGAATATTCGCGCTCATTCCCGGAAACGAATACATTGATCTTTCGTTTGGTGCGCCTCTCTACGACGGCGGAAACGCGGTTTCCAACTACCGGTATTCGCTGAATGGCGGAGGATATACCGACATTGGTTCTTCGACGGCTGTATACCGTATTCGAGGTCTCGACAACGGAACATCCTATACTATCCGTTTGAGTGCCGGAAATGCCTCGCCCCAGTATTCCGACGAGGTGGAAGGGACGACCATTCCGTATACGTTGCCGACTGCCCCGTTCTTAGATTCGCTGACTCCCGGGGACCAAACCATTACGGTTGCGTATAGTCCGCCATACTATAACGGTGGCGTTCCAGTCGTCGATTATTGGTACTCTATCGACAATGGCGAGGAACGTATGCGAATGGATAGCCAGCCGTATACTATCCCTGGATTGACAAACGGACAATCATACGAAATCCGCGTATTTGCCTCGAACGGCGCAGGATATTCTCCGGCTTCTTCGGCGAGTTCGACTATACCATATACTATACCACAACCACCCCAGTTGTTTGCCCTCTTTCCCCGGAACGCGCAAATCGACGTTTCGTTCGGATATCCTCTGAATGATGGTGGAAACGCGGTATCGGAGTACCGATATTCGATTGACGGAGGACAAACGTTCGTTAGTATAGGTCCAAATCCGGGAGTATATTCTATACCCGATTTACAGAATGGACAGCCATATACCGTTCAGCTCTATGCGGTCAACGCAGCGGGTATATCTGCTACCTTCTCAAGCCAGTCGACCATTCCATTCACCGTGCCCGAAACACCGCGCATTATTTCATTGACTCCCAGAAACACAGTCATCGATCTTTCGTTCGGTGAACCAGCGTTCGATGGCGGAAACGCAATCATTGGATATCGGTATTCCTTGGACAATGGCGATACCGGAATGTTAGGTTCGACACCAGGCGCATATACCATTACTGGGTTAACCAATGGCCGAGAGTATGTGGTCCAGCTCGACGCATCCAACGCGGCTGGATATTCGTCAGTTGCGCAAGCGTCTGCTACTCCATACACCGGAACAACCCCGCCGAGACTATTTGCGTTGATTGCTGGAAATACCATTATCGACATTTCGTTCGGTTATCCACTGGACGATGGCGGGAACGCGGTCATCGGTTATCGATATTCGATAGACGGCGGCCAGAATTATACATTTATGGGAACCGAACCGGGAGTCTATACCATTACGGGTTTAACCAACGCGCAGGAATATGTGGTCCAAATCGACGCGTCAAATTCGGCCGGGTATTCCACCGACGTTTCACTCTCGGAGATTCCATACACTGTTCCAGAACCGCCACAACTATTCGCGTTAAAACATGGAAATACGACCATCGACGTTTCGTTCGGCGCACCATTGGCGGACAACGGCCGACCGGTAATTGGTTATCGTTATTCGATTGACAACGGCGTGTCATACGTGTTCATTGGGTCCACTCCGGGAGTGTATACCATACCTGGTTTAACCAACGGACAAGAATATACGGTCCGTCTCGATGCATCGAACATTGCGGGGTATTCCAACGACGTTTCCGGTACAATGATACCGTATACGATTCCCTCCGCACCCACATCTGTAGTACTTTATCCAAGCAACGCCACCATTGGCCTCTCGTTCCGCGCTCCGGCATCTACCGGCGGAAACGCAGTCATTGGATACCGATACACAATTGACAATGGCGTATCGTATGTTTATATTGGAGCCAACGAGCGTCCACTCCAATCCGACGCATATACCATCGATGGGCTGACGAATGGAGAGTCATACACCGTCCGAGTAGACGCATCCAACGCGGAAGGATACTCGACCGACGTGTCCAGCACAGAAATACCATTCACTGTGCCTAATCCACCTGTGGTATTTTCGGTATCTCCTGGAAACCAATACGTCGATGTATCGTACGGCGCCCCGGCATTCAATGGAGGAAGAGCAATCACCGAATACTCATACTCCATCAGTTCGGAGGGCGGACCATACATAACATTTGGCCAAAATCCATACCAAATTACCCCGCTTTTCAACGGAACGCAGTACTTTATTCGGATACGGGCAACTAATATGGCGGGCAATTCGGATACGTCGGGAGTATTCTTGATAACACCGTACACCGTTCCAGACCCACCGACCATCGACAGCATTACTGAAGGAGAGGGAACACTGACTATTGCGTTTTCTCCCGCGGCATGGAACGGCGGTAATACAGTCTCAAATTACCAGTATTCGACCGATAATATACAGTATATTTCAATGGGACAAACTACTTCGCCGTATACCGTGCCGGATTTATCGAATGGACAGACATACCCAGTATCAATCAAAGCCGTTAACGCCGCGGGCGAGTCTGTCGCGAGCAGTCCACCATTAAACGCAAAACCATACACGGTTCCATCCGCCCCGACGATAACCAGTATTGTGGAGGGCATTAGTCAATTAACGGTTTATCATACTCTCGGATTTGACGGAGGCCGACCAATCACACAGTACGCATACTCGGTGGACGGCGGGACAAGCTATACTACTATTCAACCAGCCCAACCATTTATCATAACAACGGACGCAAACGGCGCGACGCTCGTAAATGGCCAGACATACTCGGTATGTTTCCGGGCAATCAATTTGCGCGGAAATTCGGCGGCGTCCAATATACAAACCGCCATACCGTATACTGTTCCCAGCGCACCCATACTGGATAGTTTGACCGCAAATAATCATACGATTACTCTCCAATTTACGCCGAGATTCAATGGTGGAAATGCAGTGTTCGAATACCTGTATTCGCTGAATGGAGGAACACCCGAACCGATTGGATTACCGGCGAACAACACATACACGATTTCCAATCTACAAAATGGAATCAGTTATTCAGTCGCCATCTTTGCGCGCAATAGCCGCGGCACCTCCCTCTCGTCGAACGTATTGTCGGAAATACCATACCAAACGCCCGACCCACCTACTCTCTTGACAGCCATTCCCGGCAATTCCAACATCAATATTGCGTTTTCTCCTCCTGAATGGGACGGTGGCAGGCCGATTACGACATATAAGTATTCGCTCAATGGGGCATTATACGACACCGAAGCCACCTTCACGAATTATCAGATATCAACCCTTACTAACGGAACGGCATACACAATCGGTGTTTATTCGGTAAATTTGGCGGGAATGTCTGCTATATCCAATACACTAACTACCGTTCCGTTCACTTCTCCCGATAAGCCAATTATACTATATGCGGTCAGTGCGGCCAGTCAAACCATCCACTTGTATATTTCACCCGATGTGTTTGACGGAGGAAATCCAGTAAGTAGTTATAGTTATTCGATTAACGGTGGAATATTCCGAACTACGACATTGACCAATGGCCAGTATATTGAAATCGGGGGATTAACGAATGGTGTCTCCTATGCGTTCCGTGTTCGGTCGAGAAATGGTGCCGGTGTATCCCCTCAATCCGACCCATTTAATGCTACACCGTATACAATTCCGGACGCACCAACCATTCTCTCGGTTACTCCATTAAACCGCGGATTTGCCGTTTCGTTTGAACCACCCGCGTTCGATGGGGGGACAGCTATAACTGGATATGAATACTCGATTGTTCCTCCTTCGGGCATTATATACAACACACTCTCGGCCAATGACCGTGGATTTGAAGTATATGGTTTAACGGTAGGGGTAGAGTATGCTATCCGGGTCCGTGCGATCAATGCGGCCGGGCCGAGTCCAACCAACGAACCCGTATTTGCGACCCCGCTGAGACCACCAAATCCGCCAAGTATAGAGAGTATTGTTCCGAGTAATCACACGTTAACTGTCGGGTTTGTTCCGGGAAATACATACGGGTCGGTGGTATCTGGATACGCATTCGAGATTGATTCCAATCCGGGAGTGCTTTACCCAATCGATATATCGGCGTCCGAATTTGTGATAGAAGAATTGAACAATGGAACCAGGTATGGAATCCGAATGATAACCTATAGCGACATTGGTGATTCAGATTTTTCGGATACGGTATATGAAACACCTTACACGGTGCCTTCTGCGCCAATTATAACGAGCATTGTGGCGGTCAACTGGACGGCCGAAATCGAGTTCGAAATACCGGATAACGGAGGCAGTCCAATCACAGATATACGATATATACTAAGCAATAATCCCACAGAAGAAGTATCGATTGGTCCTTACGCACGAAACATAAAAATAACTCAGTTATTAAACAAGAATACGTATGAGATCCGAATCATTGCGTTCAATAAAGCGGGACTTTCTCCACCACCGGCTGAATTACAAACGTTTGTTCCAACATACTCTGCCACAAAACTGCCATTGATTAAACAGCGTTCCCCTATAAATGATTCATTAACAAAATACGAGCAATATGCGTTGACAGTGCGTATAAGCAAAGGAAAGGCAAAAGTCAACAAGAACTATTAGGGAAGCCAGATAGATAGTTGGTAGCTTACTAAAAATTTATATTATATATTATATTATATAGCATAAATGACCAAACGCCCAAGTAGACACGCCGACGGACACTACCACATCGATGGTTCACGTTTTAAGTTGTTAATCGGATCCCGCCAACAAGTATGGCACGGAACCGCATACAAGACTGCCGGAGAACTTGTCAAGTCCGAACTGATGATGAACAAGTGGGGCAGAATTGTGTCGCGTAAGAAGCACGCCACCGCCAAGAAAGAAAAACGCCTCCAGAAACACGGCTTTTTCGCCAAGAAAGGCAAGTTCGGATACGTCAAGCGCAGTGTTCGTGCCCGAAGTTCCCTCCGCAAAACTGCCAAACGTTAGGCGGTTCCCGGGTCCAACCGTTCATCGACCAATAACAACCACTCTCTCGATAGATATTTGCTTTCATCCCCGTGAATACCTATGTTATCTTCCACATACTTCTCGAAATATGACTTGCTGACAATCGGGTGTTTTTCACCGCATAATGTCGAATAATACTTACAATACCATACATACGAATCATATACCGATATATTCGTGTCGCGTACACACTCTCGCATTTGTTCCAGTGCGGACTGGATGTCCAGCGTTTTGTCCCATGATTTACAACAATAACGATACACATATTTAGACCGTTCGATTTCGGCGGTCGGAATGTAATACGCAATTAAGTCGACCATTTGGGGTTCATTTAGCGAAACACCGGGAGTGTTTTTCGGCAAATTCGTCAATGCCCATTTTTTATACAGCATACACAACTCTTCCACCTCATACTCGCCCGTCTCGTCATACACCATCATGTTGTCCCAGAATGACAAAAACGCCCGTATAGCCGGCATGTATCGGCTGGACACACCTACAAACATGTCCGTATCTTCGCGATAAAACTTCGCCATTTTCTCCACGAAAATCCGTTTTAGGTCTTGCTGAAAAATGATTGCCGGGAGTCGTTGTTTCTTTAGGAAAACCCGCCATACGTATTGGATGTTTTTCCACGAGATTTGGCGTGTACCGTTGCCCATCGCGGCAGAAAAAAACGTAGATGTTGGCGGCGTGGTGGATGCTGCAGCCGAAGCAGATTCGGAATGGTCAATCTGTAAATATTCCTCCATAAATCGTTCCACCATTTGGGACTGACTATTGTTTTTCAAATAAAACACGGATTGTTCGAGAGTATCCGAATGGCTGAAATTGGCGATATAATCATCCGACGAACCATACCGAATCGAATAATGGCACGCAACACACAACATATCAATCGACACATTGCGCAAAATGTTCCCCCAAATCGATTCCGTCTCAATCGAATCCATACAATTGACCACACGACATTGAGTATATTCATGGTCGTGATATTTGTGTTTAAACGTATACACCGCGTTTGTCCCAAATAACAACTGCGAAATGTTCGCGACTTCGCGCAAAAACGCCTTCGCCTTTGCCGGAATGAAATGGACCAAATCGTGCTGTTTCTTCAATATGTTGTCGCCCAAGATAGTCAGGAAATATTTAGCATCTTGGCGGGTTTCGAATAACGTATTGAGGTAGCCGAGTACGGTCTGGATTGTCTCCGATTCCGGCACGCTTTTACAGAGCGACGTGTCCTTGATTCGTTTCATGATGTACACTTTCGTCCGCTGTTTCCAGTCCATCAACTGCTTTTCGTGGGTGATCGTGGTCAAAATATGATGAAGAATGCTGTCTTCGAGGACAATAGTGTACTGTTTTCCATTATAAAACACGAACTTTTCCGTCGCCGAAACATAGAAATACCGATAGGTATTTAGGAATCTCTCAATGAATCCGTCCTGTTCCGCCGTCAATCCCGCAATCCGCTCTTGGCGCTCGTCGTAGTTTTTCTTGATGTTGTCCATCGTGGTCGGGAGTTGAAAACACAGGTAGTTGTGTATTCGCGATAACATATACGCATCATCCTGGTATTTTTCAAACAACGCCTTGACCGAATCAATCGATTGATGTGTTTGTAATGGTTTTAATGCCGTCAAATCCATCGTGTATAGAAGTGTTCGTGTTCTTTGATTATACAATACGCGGCTTGGGTTTATGTCGTTTGACAATATATAATATGTATTCCTTGGCGTGGACGACTCTCGGATTATGGTGTATGGTTTCGGTTTCGAACTCGCTGCGCATTGTTCAATACAACGCCGAATGGCTATTCATCGACCATTATTCCGGATTCGATTGCCCCGGAACGCAATGTACATGGAAAAACACCTCCGAAGCGACCACCCATTTAGGATATGTATCGAGAGTCATCGATATTTTACAACCGGATATTGTCAATATATGCGAAGTCGAAGGAATACACGAACTCCAAATGGTAGCGGATTCCGTTTATTCCAAAACCTATACTCCCTATTTGATTCCCGGAACGGACACCGCAACCGGCCAAAACGTTGGTATGTTGTCGGTATTTCCTCCGGCAGTTCCCCTATACCGCACCGAACAAAAAGCGTCCTATCCTATCGCGGGATCGGCGTGTGGGTACACCGGCGCGCCCTCTACCACGGGGGTGAGCAAACACTATATAACCGAATTCGTGTTGCCGGCGAACAATCTGTCAGTCGCGTTCATTTCGGCGCATTTGATTGCGATTCCCACCGATCCCGCGCGGTGTGCTCAGCGCGAGGCACAGGCGACGGTGTTGCGGGGAGTGGTGACGGGCTATGTGGCGAAAGGATACGAGGTTATTCTGTTGGGCGACATGAACGATTACGACGGCAGCGTTCCGGATATAAACGAGCATCAACCATTATCGAGAGTATTGGATATTTTGCGTGGTGACGATTTGGAGAATATTGCCCAGACGATTCCTTCTGGTGAACGGTTTAGCGATTGGTGGGATTCGGACAACAATTGTAATACCGCGTCCGTGGCCGATTATTCGATGATTGACCATATATTGGTATCGCCGGGAATCCAGAAATACATTCGCAACGTGTTTGTGTATCACGGCTACGACGAATATTGCGGGAAATATGATTCGGACCATTATCCTGTGGTTGTGGACTTGAAAGCATGAATGTCTGTATAACAAATTGGTTTTATTTTGTATAGTATAAAATAAAACGAACAACGCAGCGGAAAAAGTCGATATCTATATGGCTACCAATGCTTTACATACAATCCATCCTTAGGGGCATAAAGCCCCGGTTGTGCTTTTCGATTCCCGGGCTTAGGCCCGGGAATCTCGAAGGGGTCGTAGGGAAGCGGCTTTATCGGTGGAGTCGTATGATTTGCATACAATCCATCCTTACGGCGCGCGAAGCGCGCCCCTAAGGGAAGGGGTCGTAGGGGAAACCGTAGGTTTCCCTACAGAGACGAAATACTTTTTTGTTCGGTGGAAGGGTTGCTATAAAACAATCCGGCGCCATCCACCAACGCAGCCTTGAGATGTTTGGTCAGAATCGTGTGTGTATTTAGCAACTCGTCAGTCGACATGGCGGCGAACCATTGATATTTGGTCCGCTTCAAAATCTCGTCTCCGGGAATATAAATGCCCACGCAACTCTCGCTAAAATCCAAATATTCTTCCTCCATCAAATTATCGAGCAAGACCGGTTTGCGGTTTGCGGTTTTGACTCCCACTTGTTCTCCGCCAATGAGTCGCATCTTGTCCGCCGCGATGGCGTCCATACACCACTGTTCGGTATCTCCCGAGAAAATGCGTTCGTTCGAGAAGTGCATTTGTTGGTTGCGTTTTTTCAAATACACCACCAATTCCTTTATGGTTCCGTTGTTTTTGGCCGCGCCCATTATGTACGTGTTGGGCAAAAACGCATAACGTTGCTGGTGTTTTGCCAAGTTTACGCTGTGGTTCACCTGTTCGCACACAAACGCCCGGCCGCCGTCCACCGCGGCATTGTAGAACGGCAATAGAGGTTTCGTACACAAAAACGAGTTAGGGAGAACCATTCCGCCGTAATAATAAACCAGTTCGACCATACCGGCTTGACGCACCAAGGATTTCATTGGCTCAGCGAGAGTCGACATATCGGTTTCCCAGGAAGGAATAAGTTTACTAAATGTGTTGTCGTCAATCAAACAAATGTGGAAATCTTCGCCGCAATGGTCGATGATGGACTTGATGGTAAGGTGAATATATGGCTGGTTTAAATCGTAGCTCGAACGGGATTGGAAACTCTTCCATTGACGTGCATTGTATTCATATTTGGTATGAATCCAGATTTTTGGGCGATTGAATCCGTACAATGGAGAGTCGTTCAATAAGTATTTCTTGATTAAATCGTATTCGTCGTGTGGCTTGAATGCGTCATTGAAACTGGTTCCAATATAGGTGGATATCGCGATTAGACTAAATACAAATGCGTAATAGTATATGTTTTTTATGCCAAACATGGTCCAATATATATACTCTTATACGATAAAATACAATACAATCGATAATCGAACAATCGATAATCGAACAATCGATAATCGAACCATCGATAAAACAATAAACAACCGAACAATAAACAAAACAATAGAGAGTATACAGATAGGTATTGTATGAGAGTCATATAGATTCGCATACAATCGCGTGCCTTATCAGATTCCCGGGCAAAGCCCGGGAATCATAAAAGGGAAGGGGTCGTAGGGGAAGCGGCCGGGGCCTAAAGCCCCGGGCGCGCTTTTCGGTTCACGGGCCAGAGCCCGTGAACCTCGAAACCGTAGGTTTCCCTACTACAGATAAACCAAATAATCAATGCTATATTTGGATTCGTTGTATTTTATCTGCGACGTAAACACAATGTTGGTGGATTTACATATTTGCCGAACAATATTTGTAAACGAATTGTATGTCATTTTTCGCTGCACATAAAACTGTTTCGATATATGGTAATAGTCGAGTAGGTCATCTGCCAGTTTATTGTGTAAATTGTTGTACAGTAGCTTTCGATAAGCGTTCTGGTCAACCAAATAGTATTTATCCGTCTTTAGACAAATCTGGTCTAAAACATCAAATAATAAGGATACGGGAACCTCTTTTCGAAAAATCTGTTTAGACATGTGCGACTCGGGTAATATGGGTGTGTATGTGGTGATTTATGTATTATAGTATTTTTTGGAAGAAAAAGAAACCGAAACCGAAACCGAAACCTATAATTACCCCTGATATTTTTATTTTATCGCAAAAAAATCATCGAAAATGCCCACCTCCATGGGGGAGAAAATACGCTAAATATGGGCGGCAATTACTTTACATACACTATTGGTAAATAGGGCCAATTCAATACAGTTTTCGTGGACGTTATGAAACACCGTTATGTATTTACACAGTACAGGTATCACTGAATACTTTTCTTCTTCCGACAACAATTCGGTGTTTTTGACAAACGTAAAAAAATAATCCAGAATGTCGATGACCGAATACCCGTAATCGTGTATTTCGTATAGAATGCCGACCGCCTTGGCCAGTTCTTTCCTACGCAAATGGCGCAAGTATTCCTCGAATTGCGAAAATGAAATGGTCGAACACAGTTTTTCACAGACTTCGCGGGTAATCGTATCTTCTCCCGAAAAAATGTGGATTTTCTCTAAATTGTTGATGACGGTCCGGATCGACCGATTGCTCTTGTCCAGGAGGAATTGTTTGGCCGATTCGTCGAGAGGTATTTTTTCCCGGGCAATGATGGCGTCCATCCGTTTGCGAATGGTATGTATGCTCGGCGGAACGATATTAATGATGTGGAGGCGCGACTGTAGACTCTCGATAACTTTCTGTACATTATTACACGCCGAAATAAAATGAATGTTTGATTTGTATTTGTCGATATAGTTGCGAAACACCTGTTGGCTCTGTTCGTTGACGGTATCAATGTCGTCGATGACAATGACCTTTTTCTTGCCATAAATGGAACAATGCGACTGACAGAACGTCTTCATTTCATTGCGGAAATAGTTGATTCCCTGCTCCTTCAGGTTATTAATAAACATGATGTTTGTTTCGGGGATGGAATCAGTTCCCGTTAAACCGTAATACTCTCGCAAAATAGAATACAACAACGTTGTTTTGCCCGAACTGGAGTTGCCAATAAAGAGGATATTTAGGTCATCAATGTGCAGTAGTGTGCGCAATATCGAATTCATATTTGGCCCATCGGACGAACGGTCATCATCGTCAAAATCGGCTATATAGTACGGCTTGTATTTGGAAATAAACGTCTGAATTTGGGGTTGGGCCATTTGTAAAGAATATAGAATCGAGAGTCTATATCTTTTTATCGCTATTTTGTAAAGATGGAAGAGGTCGGGGTTGTGCGGTTTGTATGTTCTCGCGGTGTATCGAATGCGTGTCGTATACATATTTCTCCCGAATCTACGGATGTTTCCAGAATAAAACCGGGCGATTCTGTCTATGTATGTTGTCATTTTATACCCACGTTCGCCAAACACATACTGCCGCATATACCCTGTCCGTTCGTTCTGGTTTCAGGCGATGGCCGGTTGAATGTTCCGTTCGACGTATTTTTCGACGAGGAGGAATTTCAGCGATTTATCGAGAGTCCGAACATACTTCGATGGTTTGTTCAAAACGCCCAATGTGTTCATCCGAAAATCGTCCAATTACCGGTTGGTTTCGATACGACGTTGCGTGGATGGACCGCACCCATACACCGCATCATCCAATGCTATGCGGATTTTCATTTGTCGGATACCCGGCTTTCCGTCGACCGTCTCAATGCCATAGCCGAAGTTCCCGCCGAACTGGTATCGTATTCGAGTGATGCTGGCAATCCAGAGCGGTATGCGTTCGTATTAACTCCGCGCGGAACGCGCGCAGATAGCCATCGGATTTGGAAAGCGATTTCTTTAGGATGTATTCCGGTCGTTAAAACGGGAGTCATGGATCCGATGTTTGTGGATTTGCCAGTGTTGATTGTCAAGAAATGGTCCGATATTACTCTCGACTTATTGGAAACAACACTGGTAAAATTCGCTCGAACCACGTTTTCATTGAGAAAACTGACGCTGGATTACTGGGTACGCGATATACAAGAAGCTCGACGACGCCGAAACAATACTGTATAAAAAATACTATGTGTACATAGATTATAGAGAGTATGCTCGTGAATCTCATTCTTGTTGCGGTTATATTGTTGACTCTCGATTCCGTGTATTTAGGACTGACTAAATCCATGTTGTTGCCGGTATTCGAAACCATTCAGTGCGGTTCCCCGCTGGTATTCCGATATGAAGGCGCCGTCGCGTGTTATTTATTGCTGACTCTCGGCCATTATTATTTCGTGATTCGAGAGAACCGGCCGTTGTGGGAAGCGTTCTTGATGGGCGTCTTTGTGTATGGAATATACGACACTACCACGTTGGCG